CTGCATGCGATCGTGCACGGCCCCGACGCCGGTGCGGGATCGCTGGTGACTACGGAGAACGGCGACGTAAAAAGCGTCGCGCGGGCGCTGGCGGAGATCGGCGATACCTCCAACCAGGCTTTGAAAAATCTCTCGAACGTGCTCGACGCCGATTTTCTGGCGAAGGCCGTGGCGGCCGGTGTCGGGACGGGCGCGCTGCTGGCCGCGAACGACCTGTCGGATCTGGCGGATGCGGCGGCCGCGCGGGGCAATCTCTCCGTCTACTCCAGCGCCGCCACCGACGCGGCGATCGCGGCGGCCGTTGCGGCCGCCGTTGCCGGCGTGCCGAGCACCGCCCAGGTCGAGCAGAACACGACCAACATCGGGCTGATCGCGCTGCGTCAGGTGGAAGGTTGGGGCTGGACGATCCAACAGATGGTCGACGGCTTCACTGATGCGTTTACCGACCCGAGCGGCATCGCGCTTGGCGACAGCAGCGGGCAGACCTACGACGCGGCGAATGCCTTATTTACTAATGTCAGTGTCGGGTCCGACGTTGTCCCCGTGATGACAGGAGCTTCCACGTCTGGCGTGACCGTCTCTGCATCCGGTACGTTTAACACTTTTTATCCGTGGCAAATTTTTGATGACGTCAGCACGACAGCTTGGCTGGTTAATGCAACTACGGGCACCTTAACTGTTCAGCACGCCTCAAGCCAATCAATTGGCTCCTATACGATTGAAACAAGTATTTCTGCAATTGCAAACAGCGCAACCCGCTCTCCAAGCTCTTGGACTCTTGAGGCGTGGAATGGATCATCATGGGATGTGATCGACACGCAAACCGGCATCACTTTCGGGGCGAGCGAGAAAAAGACGTTCGAGCTTGCGAGTATATCAGCGGCGACGCAGCACCGGCTTGTTGTGACGGCCAATAACGGCGATGGCAGCTATTTGGGCTTTGCCCAAATGGAACTGATCGCTGCCACCATCAATGACATGACGCTGGTCTCCGAACCCCAGACCGCCAACGCACAGCCCGACACCGCCCGCGCGGCCCTTATCGCCCGGCCCATCGACGCCATCACCCTCAACACCAACTTGATCGTCGAAGTCTCCCGAGACGACGGAGCATCGTGGACCGCCGGGACGTTGGTCGAGGGAGCCGACCACGACGTCACCAGGAAGGTCTATGTGGCCGGAGAGATCGACATCTCGGGTCAGTCCGCTGGCACGTCAATGCGTATCCGTGCTCTCACCCTCAGCGGCAAAGTAGTCCAGGTCCACGGCTGGACCCTACAGTGGAGGTAATCGGAGATGGCTCAAACTCGCATCAGGCCGCCGGGGTCGCCGGCGCCCGGCACGCCGAAGGATGTTGACCACATCCGTGACCGCAAGATCGCCGGAGGCTTTACCTTCAACGGCACCCGCTTTCAAACCGACCCGGAGAGCGTCAAGCGCATTGCTGGCGCGGCGTCGGCTGCCCATGTCGCCATCACGCAAAATGGTGCGACCGCCGGCGATCTGCGCTGGGCTGACCCCGACAGCGACTTTCACTGGATCGCGGCAGACAATACGCTGGTGCCGATGGATGCGCCGACCGTGGTCGCCTTCGGCCAGGCCTATCTGGCCCACGAGCGCGCCATGGTTTTCACGGCGAAGGCGATCAAGGACGAGATCCGCGCCGGGAGCTATGCCGGCGATCCGGCCAATGCCGGCCAGGACCCTCGGTGGCCCCAATGAGCGACGACCTCTGGGACCAGGCTGTCCGGGAGGCAATCGCGAGCGCGCCGAGCGATGTGGTGATCCTGGAAACGGTGGAACTGATCCATCCGGCCTTCGTCGACGATGACGGCAACCCGACGGCGATCCGGGTGGTCCGGCACGAACCGCATACCGAGACCTGGCTACAGCAGCAGCCCGACGCCGTGGCGGCCGTCCTCGATGCGCTGGATGCGGAGGCCCGCAGCCTGGTGGGCCTGGTCGCGCGGCTGGAGGACGATGCGCCGCGAGACGCCGGGGAGTATGTCAGCTTCGTCTCGCTCTCTTTCGAGCTGGACCTGCCGACGGAGGATTCGGAGCGGATCCAGGAGGTCGACTTCGCGATCGACAATGTGGGCCGCGAGATCCTCGACCATCTGGATGCGGCCAATCTGAGCCAGCAGGCCGTCGAGATCCGCTACCGGCCTTATCTGTCGACCGACATCACCGCGCCGCGGATGCATCCGCCGATGCTGTTCGAGCTGGGGCCGGTGGAGGCCGACGTCTTCAGCATCCGCGGCCGGGCCCGCGTCTTCGATCTGGGCCAGCGCGCCTTCCCGTCCGACGTCTATACGGCGGCCGCCTATCCGGGGCTGGCGCGATGACGGCCGCGGCGGCAGATCATCGCCAGCCCGTGGAGGCCGGCCGGCTGCCCTGGGTCCGAAGCGGCGAGCACTGGGCCGAAGCCCTGATCGGGATCCCCTGGGCGGCCGAGGGCGACGGGCCCGGGCGGGGCGCCGATCCCGACTGGCCCGATTTGTGGAGCTGGTCGTTCAACTGCCGCAGCTTCTTCGCCTTCGTCCAGTCGCGGGTCTATCTGCGCGCGGTCCCGGAGTTGGGCGATGCAGATCCGGAAGACGATCTGGCGATCCGCGCCGCCTTCGAGCGCCTGGTCGGCCTATCCGGTTGGCAGCAGACCGACCGCCCGGCCGAGGGTGACGCGGTCATCATGGGGATGGGCCGGAAGGCCGATCACCTGGGCGTCTGGCTGTCGATCGACGGCGGCGGCGTGCTGCACTGCCCGCGCGGCCACGGGGTCGGGTTTCACGCGCCGCATGTGCTGAAGCTGCAGGGCTTCGCCGTCCTGGGTTATTACACGCCGCCCTTCCTGACCGGCGCCGAGCTCTATCCGGAGGGCGCGCGATGACCGTTGCATCGGGCGCCCCCACCGGCGGCGCGCACATCGTTTTCCAACACAATCCCTTCGACCCGTTCGAGAGCCTGGAGCGGCTGGAGGCCCGGCCGGGGGCGACCGTGGCCGAGATCCTGGCCGAACGCGGGATCGCGCGTTTCGAGCTGCCGACGGTCTGCACGCTGAACGGCCGGCCGCTGCTGCGCGGGGCCTGGCATCTGACCGTCCCGCGCCCGGCGGACACGGTCGCCTTCCTGCCGGTGCTGCAGGGCGGCGGCGGGGGCGGCGGGTCGAAGAACCCGCTGCGCACGGTCCTGATGGTGGCCGTCCTGGTCGCGTCCGCGGCCGTTGCGCCGGCGCTGGGGACGACGATCGGCCACGGGATATTCATGGGCGGCGCGGCGGGGCCGCTGACGGCCACCCAAATGGCGATCGGCAAGGCCATCGCCGGCGCCGTGATCGGCATCGGCGGGTCGATGGTGGTGAACGCGTTGGTGCCGGTCGCGGCGCCGGCGGCGCCGACGGGGGATTACTCGGCCGGGCCCGGGGCGACGCCGCAGCCCTCGCCGACCTATTCGCTGGACGGCCAGGGGAACCAGGCGCGACTCGGCCAGCCGAAGCCGGTCATTTACGGCCGTCACCGGATCGTGCCGGACTTCGCCAGCCAGCCCTGGACCCATTATGTCGACAACGAGCAGTACCTGCACAGCGTCTTCGTCGTCAGCCAGGGCGAGGTCGAGATCGAGGCGAAGCGGATCGGCAACACCGACATCGCCAATTTCCAGGAGGTCGAGGAGGAGATCGTCGAGCCGGGCGGCACGCTGACCCTGTTCGACCCGGCGATGACGACGGCGCTGGAGGTGGCCGGCCAGACGCTTCTGGGGACGAACGAGCTGGCGGCGGGCGAGGACGGCTGGCTGGGCCCCTTCCCGGCATCGAACCCGGAGACCTCGGCCAGTTCGATCCATATCGACACCGTCGCGCCGCGCGGCCTCTACTACGCGAACAACAGCGGCGGGCTGGATGCGCGCACGATCGACTGGGTCGTCGAGGCGCGGCCGATCGATGATGACGGGATCGCGACCGGCGACGGGAGCTGGACCGAGCTGGGGGCGGAGAGCTGGACGCTGTCGACGAACACGCCCCAGCGCCGCAGCGATGATTACGTGCTGGCCGATGCGGCGCTGCCGGACGGCCGCTACGAGGTCCGGGTGCGACGGACCAACACCTTCGACGACGATCCGCGCGCCGGCAACGAGCTGCAGTGGCACGGCCTTCGCGCGCGGCTGAACGAGACGCCGGATTGGGGCGACGTCACCCTCTATGCCGTCCGGATGCGCGCCACCAACAACCTGTCCGCCCGGTCGTCGCGGGAGGTGAACCTGATCGCGACCCGGAAGCTGCCGATCTGGGACAAGGCGACCCAGAGCTGGTCGGCGCCCACGGCGACGCGCTCCATCGCCTGGGCGCTGGCCGACGTGGCCCGGGCCGCCTATGGCGGCCGTCAGCCCGACAGCCGTCTCGATCTGGACGGGCTGGCGGATCTGGACGCGCTCTGGGCGGGCCGGGGAGAATATTTCGACGCCGTCTTCGATAGCCAGCGGTCGGTGATGGAGGCGATGCGCGAGGTGGCCCAGGTCGGCCGGGCCGTGCCGGTGCCGCACGGCACGCGGCTGCGGGTGGTGCGGGACGGGCCGGCCAGCCTGGCGACGACGCTGTTCTCCGAGCGGAACATCATGAGGGGCTCCTTTTCGATCAGCTATCTCATGCCGACGGCCGACACGGCCGACGCGGTGACGGCCGAGTATATGAACCCCAAGACCTGGAAGCCGGCCGAGGTGACAGTGCGCTGCCTGGACGGGCCCTATCAAGAGTGGCTGACGGCGGAGGGGCGCAGCGACGACGCGGCCGCCCGGGCCGCCTGGACGAAGCTGGCCGAGGAGCCGGTGCGGCTGCGCCTGTTCGGCTGCACCGACCGGACGCATGCCAGGCGGTGGGCCTGGTACACCGCCCAGGCGAACGCCAAGCGGCGCCGCGAGACGCGGTTCGAGACCGAAGCCGAGGGCCTCCTGCCGGCCTATGGGGATCTGGCGGCCGTGGCCCACGGCCTGCCGCGCTGGGGCGAGAGCGGCGAGGTCGTGCGCTGGACGCAGGGCGAGATCGGCGGCGTGGCGACGCTGTCCGAACCGGTGACGTTCGATGCCGGCGGCGGCGACGGCGCCATCGCCTTCGGCGACGGCCGCGGCGGCTTCGTCGGACCCTATGCCTGCGCGCCGACCGATGCCGGCGCCACCGTCACGCAGCGGGTCCGGGTACTGGAAGATGTCGACATCCCGACGGAGCCGGACGGCCAGCCCTATACAGGCGGGCGCAAGGAGCGTACCCCCTTCGCCTTCGGCCCCTCGGCCGACGCCTGGTCGGTCAAGGCGAAGCTCCTGCGCATCGCCCCCTCGGCCGACTGGCGCGTCCAGCTGCGCCTGGTCATCGACCACCCCGACGTCTACACCGACCCGCCGGCGGAGGCGGATTGATGCCGGGGTGGCGCTGCGGATGACTGTCAAAGGCGCTCCGCCGTTTTGACATGACGCCGGAGTCGACCGGGTCGAGTATGTCTCGGCCTGTTGCCAGCGCGGGCCGGCTCGGGCTACACCTGTGGCGGGCTTAACAACCCGCTACAGGAAGAGACCATGGGAATCCGCTGCCAGATACGTGCGATGCCGCCTCCGCTCGGAGGGCCGATCGTCTTTTACGGCAGTCCGGGAGCCCGCGTCGCATGTCCAGGGCGCGAGCCTAAAGGACGCGGGGCCGTTCCTGTAGCGGTTGTTAACTCCCGGGCGCGGGCAGCCGCGCGCGTCCGAAGCCTTAACAAGCTTCTACAGGAGACTTCCATGGCTCACATCCGGTATCTGCTGGTCGTTCACGAGCATCTCTTCAGCGACAACAGCGAGCGCGTCACGATTGGCATAAGGGCGTTCGGCCCGGGCGAGGGACGAAAGAGTGAGGGTGTGGGCACTCCAGTGCCCGACGTGCTGTTCGAAGAAACGGAGCTGCTTGAGGAGGTGCGAGAGCACCTGCGGCGCCTCTCGGCAGAAGTGAGAGAGCGATGCGAAGCACCGAATTGACCAAGAGCGAGGCGAGGCGCCAGGTGCGCCTCGCCGTCGTTAACGAGGTTCGGCGGAGAGCCTATGTTGCATCCAAGGCGCTCTCGCAGCGGCGGAACATGAGTGCGGCTATTCGTGAGGTCGTGAGCGAGTATAACGCCGGCGGGATCGTGACTGACGAAGCGCTTCGCGCATCGACGCCTACAGTCGGCGAGCGGTCGGTATGGAGTTGGGATCGGATGCTCGTTGATGATGCCAATTCACTCAACGATTCCTGGGGGCACCGCGCATCCCCAAAGATCCTGAACCGCGATGAGGGGCTGGCAAAGCGGATATCCGAGGTGCTCGCGCAGAGTCCTAGAATCTCTGCCCCGGCCCTCAGAAAGCGTCTCTTGGAAGGCGCCGAACCAACAGCGTGCCAGGTGCCGGCGACACGGACGCTTCAGCGGTATCTCAGAGCCCTCCGAGAGGACCATGAAGACCCTCCGAAGGCCGGCTAAGGGGCCTGGCTATGCACCATTATTCTGCTGCAACTTCATGTGTCCGCGAGTGCAGTTTGAAGTGTCAAGCTACAGGGGGAGACCCCCATTTTTCTCCTCCCCCCTTAAGGGGGGGAGGTCGGGAGGGGGGTGCGCGATCCGTCAGGATCGCGTCGGCGCGGGAGCGCCGAGAACGGTTTGAACGACAGGAGCACTGCGCCATGAGCAACCCGCGTCACAACACCCGCACCGTTCGCGCGCCGCGTGGCGGCGACCTCAGCTGCAAAAGCTGGGTCACCGAAGCGCCGCTGCGGATGATGATGAACAATCTCGACCCCGAGGTGGCGGAGAACCCCAACGAGTTGGTCGTTTATGGCGGGATCGGGCGCGCCGCGCGGACCTGGGCGGATTTCGACGCCATCGCGGAGACCCTGCAAAAGCTGGAAGAGACCGAGACCCTGCTGGTCCAGACGGGCAAGCCGGTCGGCGTCTTCCGGACCCATCCCGATGCACCGCGAGTGCTGATCGCGAACTCCAACCTCGTGCCGCACTGGGCGACCTGGGAGCATTTCCACAAGCTCGATCGCGCGGGCCTGATGATGTACGGCCAGATGACCGCCGGATCCTGGATCTATATCGGCACCCAAGGCATCGTCCAGGGCACGTACGAGACCTTCGCCGAAGCCGGGCGACAGCATTACGGCGGCGACCTGACCGGCAAATGGATCCTGACCGGCGGGCTGGGCGGCATGGGCGGGGCGCAGCCGCTGGCGGCGGTCTTCGCCGGCGCCTGCTGCCTGGCGGTCGAATGCGACGAGGACCGGATCGATTTCCGCCGCCGCACCCGCTATGTCGATGAAAAGGCAACCAGCCTCGACGAGGCCCTTTCCATGATCGAGCGCTGGACGAAGGCGGGCGAGGCGAAGTCGGTTGGTCTTCTAGGGAACGCAGCCGACATTTTCACCGAACTCGCGGCCCGCGGCGTACGCCCGGATATCGTCACCGACCAAACCTCCGCTCACGACCCGATCAACGGCTATCTGCCGCAGGGCTGGACGCTGGCAGAGTGGAAGCAGAAGCGGGAATCGGACCCGGCGGCCGTGGAGAAGGCGGCCCGCGCCTCCATGCGCGTCCATGTCGAGGCGATGCTGAAATTTCACGCCGCCGGCGTGCCGACGCTGGATTACGGCAACAACATCCGCCAAGTCGCCCTGGAGGAAGGTCTGGAGCACGCCTTCGACTTTCCCGGCTTCGTGCCGGCCTATATCCGCCCGCTGTTCTGCCGCGGAATCGGGCCGTTCCGCTGGTGCGCGCTCTCCGGCGATCCGGAGGACATCTACAAAACCGACGCCAAGGTGAAAGAACTGATTCCCGACGATCCGCATCTGCACAACTGGCTC